CATCTTGATGTACTTCTGTAGCTTGTTCTCATTGTAGCCCTGGCATTCCTCAATGAACTTATTGATTAAGGGAGATATATCATCCATTGACTTCTCTCTCAGCTCATCCTTTGTGTATCCAGTCACCACTTGAGCTTGTAAGAATACATTCTCTCCGGCATTCTTAAAGTCTATGTACTTGCCCAGTGTGATCATATCAAAGAGTCTATTGTGATATTGATACCATTGCCTCCTACCTCCAGCTCAGACTTCTCTACATATCCTCTTTTCTTTCCTTTAGTCTTGAGATAGAAAATACATGCTGTTGGGTTAGGTCCATCCTGGACTGTCAACACTTCACCCTTAGCAGTTGCTACCTCATGCTTAGCTCCATTGATTAACTCCATGAGCTTGCTCTCAGCAAAGTCAATGCATGACTCTTGGATAGCATCTACTGCAGCTGCATAGTCAGGATCTTCCTTGTACCATTCATAGTGAGTAGTCCTGCTCAAATCAGCTTTCTCACAAGCTTGAGAGACTATACCCATTGACTGCTTTAGGGATTGAATCATTAAATCTTTTTTCTTGTTAGTTTTGTTAAGCCTTGCGTCAAGTGACTTTTCAAATTTATCTTTTTCCATACTTCTCAATATAGCATTGTTCACAGTGAGGTTTAGAATTTCTAGTTATAGATATGTTAGCCTCATCAATGTAATAGTAGATATGCCTACCACAAAAAGACTCAGCACACTTTGAGCACTGGTATATCTCTTTTTTTGGTACTTCACATCCACACTTAGTCATTCAATTTATTCTTAAAGTGATTTATCAATCTTTCCATCTGATGATCATAGTACTTTGTAAAGGTAAGAAATCCCTCTTTATCTTGCTCATATAGCTTATAGAGTACATTCCTCAATCTCTGACCATTGCTTTTCTTTTCTAGCTCAAAATCAGCTTTCAGATCTTCCATGACTTCAATCTCTTGCTGCATGAAACTTTCCTCTTTGATAGCTACATAGACGAAACTATTCTGCAAAGCAAAAAGCTGACCAGCTGTTGAGGGTGACATCTCTTGACTACCCAAGACTATAGCAGTTGTCTTGTCTTTTCTTGACTTAATTGACTCAATTTGTCCTGGTATCAATATCATGTTATCTATTAGTATATCAATTTACTTAATTACTAGATAAGTAGTAGTTAATACTTAATCTAGAGAATAGATCCTGAGCTAAGAGAGCATGAGAATATCCTACTGACTTGACATCAGTTGTCACTCACCTCTCAAGCATTAAGTCTCAATCTGTCGAATGAGTCCCTCGCTTTCAAGTCCCACAGTATCATCAGTGATCTATGGTCTGGAGTCTACTTTAACAGAGTGTCTGACCTCTGTGATAGTCTTGCGGCTCACTCCTTGATGCCACCGCTGCACTGTGCTATCATCCCCTAGTAGTGCCTAATTCTTATGCCCTAGCGTATTTGCACCGCCAACAAAAGAATGTCCCCAAGAGCCATGCACCAGACTCAAGGGGACCTCAAAACTTTCAACCAAAATTAAAAACCTATGTGTGTGATGCATGTGACAAATATAGAATGAATTTGTTACAGCTGTGATATTGTTGAAAAGTCATAAAACAAAAAAGCCCACCGTTGTGAGCTCTCTTGAGAAATCAAAAACTTAAACTTTAAAGGATAGATAGCTGCTCTTAGTATATCTCACTCCTTCTTTTTTCTACTCCTCTTAATTCTTGCAGGAATATCTGATGGGTTACTTGTAGGGCTATCGAGTACTACAGTACCATTATGCATATCTTGCAAAAGCTGATCTAGTGTAGTGAATATCTGACTTCCACATGAAGTACATGAGAATCCTCGGAAGTTGGGATCTTCAGTCTGAAAGATTTGATTGAGCATGTCTCTATCCTCTTTCACTATGAACTTCTGCCTCGTAGCTCTCTCTGCGATGTCTTTCAATATAGACAGTTGTTTCTTGCTGAAGATAGTAGGCCACTTCCCTGCTGGACAATCAAAATGCTTGAGTGATGCCTTTGCTCTGAGATGGCATCCACATGGCTTGAATGTCACACCATCAATGGTAACAAGGTCTTGGAATAGGTCCATAAACTTCCCACATGAGCTGCTTTTAGCTACATAGACTGGACATGCCATGCAGATGTCTAGTCTTTCTTTTCTTTGCTGTGCTGTTGTAAATAACATATATGATCTATTAGTAATTGCTTAGCTGTATTGACTGCCCTAAATACATAGGTCAGAGGTATGTCAGTGGCATCACTGATCTCTTTGTACTTGAATCCCATGAGATACAGCTCCAGTGCTTTGCTCTCAAATTCAGGCAATCTGCTGATGATGATGTCAATATTTTCCCTATTGACAAAAGATGCAATGTCAGGGACCTTTGTCTGTAAGGCATCCTCAGTGATCTCACTCATGTCATTGGTGAACTTGCGATGAGTGTAGTAGAATCTACTGGTAGAGCTGTTAGCTGCTAACCTCAATGAGCAGTCCATGTATGCTTTGAACTTTCCTCTCTTGATAATATCATCAATGAAGTCAGCCTCTCTTTCGTATAGTCTAGCAATGGTGTCATGGAGGAGGTCATAGGGATCAAAGCTCTTGCCTTTAGATAGAATCTTAGCCAGTGCTAAGAAATCTTTGTAGTGCAGTTCTATGGCCTTATTCAACTCTCTCATTCATGTAGGTAATGATCTCAAGTATGCATGCATCAAGGCCCTTGCATATCACAGCTCTGTAGCCCCTCTTATTCAGCTCATCCCTCCAAGCTTTCTGCTCAGGTGATGCCTGACCCTTGCTTGTCTTAATCTCAATGAATAAGCCATGATGTAGCTTTGTGGGATGCATGATCTGTAAGTCAGGGAATCCTTTCTTATAGCCAGTGCGCTTCATCTTGATAGCTTGCCTCATGCTAGTCCTCATCCCTCCGGCACTGGCACAATACAAGGTGCCTGGATAGGTCCTATCTATAAACTTGACTACTGCCTCTTGAATGTCTGACTCTAGCATGACATCAAAGGTACTACTCTTTTGCTATGTTAATAACTATGTTAATAAAAGAATTGATATTTTTTTCGTCTATATTCAAAAGTATTCATATCTTTGCTGAAATCAAAAACAAAAAACTATGTATCAAGTACACATTTTCAGAGGCATGGATAGGGAGTGTATCTCATGCGACTCATTGCAGAATGCTAACAGTACCATCATTGACATTGCAAGTCACAATGGATGGAATTACAAGTATGATCAAGATGGCTTTGCCTATGCTCATGCCGGTGATAATCACTACATCAACATCAATGCATTCATCTTTCAAATCATCTAAGCCATGAGAGGAGAACAAAAAAACTGGATCATGAAGATGAATGCTAGAGAAGCAGCTGTAGTTGAAATAGCAGTGGCTAAATTCTTACTAGAGTATGAAGGTCAGACATTCACTCAAGAGGACATCAAAGGTGCTTTAATTGCTTGTAAAAATTCAGAGATCATATGAAAGTCAATCTAACCTACCCAAAGAAGTACATCTGTGTACAGTCTGCAAGCTATCCCACAGAAAAGCTAGACTTCAATCAGATAGCCCAGCACATTGCAGCAGGGACTAAGAGAACTCCCTTAGAAAGAATGGAGGAACTACTAACAGAAAAAACTTATCAGAAGTAATGCCCTGGATCAAAGATGAGGATGGAGCACCCATCCTAGTAGCTGAGGACTCTCCGGAGAATCAGTTGGATAATATCAAAAGAGCAGTGGAGCATGAAGGCTTCCTCAAAAGTATTGAAAACTCAAATAATAAAAAGAAAATGAAAAACGCAAAAGTTACATCATGTGTGTTCTCTCGGGAGTGGGATGGACCATCAGGCAAAATCTACTATCACAACATCACTCTAGATAATGGAGATGATGGATCAGTAGGCACCAAAGAAAAGATGCCAGCAAAGATCTGCACTGGAGCAGAAATCTATTACAGCATCGAAAGTAAGGGTCAGTTCAAGGGCAAGACTCAGTACTCTATCAAGCTGGAGAAAGCACCTGACCAACAGTACCGACCAAGTACCAACCAAGTAGCGACCAAGCAGGCACCAAATCAGCAAGAGAACATTGCTAGATCAGTGGCATTGAAGGCAGCTATTGACGCTATTGGAGCTGGAGAGAAAGCTGAGGTCTATGTGAACATTGCTCTATATTTTGAACACTATCTATTGACCGGTAAGCAAGCTAACCAAGATGCGGTAGACAATGCATTGAATGACAGGAAGTCTGATGCATCATCTGATGATCTTCCTTTCTGAATACCAAAGCTATGGATAGATACGCTAAAACTAAGAAAGGAATGAATAGCATAGAATTTTTACATGATCAATTAGATGAGTTAATACCTATAGCTTATCAAGAAATGGTGGAACATGCACTAGCTCAAGCCATTGAAATGCACAAGCAGGAAATCATTGCTGCATGGAAAGATGGTGAGGGTCATAATGACAATGATAGTCAAGAGGAAGCTGAGTGGTATTATTCTAAAAAATTCGCATCATGAACATAAGTCAAAAAACAAGAGTGAAGGTAGCAGGTCTAATCAATGACCTGCACCTCCTCCAGTCTCTACCAGGCATCACTAATGATGTGGCAAAGAACTATAGACTAGGCAAGCAGTTCATGAAGTACCTCAGAGAGCTAGAGATCATTGACACTAAGGATAGGACAGTAATATACACCAACCGAAAAAACCACAGCACTGACTATATTCTAGACTATGTGATGTCAAGGTATGAGGCTGAGTACAGCAAGGAAGATACCCCCTCTGATCTAGTGACATGCGAGGTAGAACTACCAGCTCACATGAAAGGGATAGCTCAAGATGCAATCTACAAGAATGAGATAAGGAATCTACAATCTGAACTCAATAGACAAGAGGCTAGAATATCTACCCTAGAGTTCACTCTCAAAACAAAAGATAAGATGATAGCTGAACTACAAAAGAAAAAATCTATATTTGCAAAAATCAAAAACTTATTTCAATGAATCAGATAGACAAAATCTACCTAAGTAGGGCAGATGAGAGCAACCTAATCAATAGACCATTTGTGTCTAAAATGCGCCAATACTTTGTATCTACCTATGAAATGGCAAAAGTTCTGAATGTCAGTTGGCCGACAGCAAGACGCTGGGAGAAGTATCCAGGAATGATGACAATAGGTGACATCTTTACTCTAGCAGAACACTGCAAGATGTCAGTGAAAGACATGGCTCAGTTCATCTATGACTGCCAGTACAAATCAGTTCAACCAACACAAGAGTCAGACCTATGAACGCATTTGAGATAATGACTGCAATCAAAGCAGCATCCGAGCAATACGCCGGAATGAATGAGGATGGTCAGTGTGATGGCACTAGACTGATAGCTTTTGAAGCTGGCTGTATGTTCATGTTAAAACTACTTAATACTCCAGGCACATGAGAACATTCATACCACTAAAAGAAAAGTACAATGACATCATGTCTTGTGTTGTTGAGGATAGGAAAAACTATGTACATCAAAAGCTCATTGATCTATTTGAGACCATGATACAGCAGCAGATTGATGAAGTGAAGATACAGCTGGATGAAGGTAGACCTACAGATGATGAGGATGGCAATCCGAAAATGGATCCCTTATTGACTGTCAGAGAGCTTGTCTGCAAGTATCACAGAATATCTGTTACTGATGTCATGGCACGCAATAGAGTGGCTGACATAAACTTCACCAGGCAAGTGTGCATGTGGGTATCAAGGTATCTGAAAGAGTACTTCTCTCTCAATGTCATTGGCTCCTACTATAACAGAGACCATGCAACGGTCCTCAATGGCATCAAAAGGATTGAAAGTCTGTACTCAGTAGATCGTAATTTCCGGCAAGACTTAGAAAATATCTTGCTACATTTACAGAGCAAAGGGATAGATGCCACTGATCACTTCAAGGCAATCTCACATATAAAGATATTGAAATGAAGAAAGATGCAATCAATAAGCTAAGAGGTATGCACTCGCACCATGTGGGTGTGTACTTCAAGCTGTACTACTTGTGTAAGGATAACCAAGTAGCTGAGATAATGAGTGACAATATAGCTCTGCACATTGCATCTGTATTCATCAATCCAGGCATATCTATGAGAGAGGCAAAGATCCAGCAGGAAGCTCTTGCTCTAGATGTCGCATTCACTGCCTTAGAGAAAGCTAATCTTGTCAAGTATGAGGTAGATCAGATAGTAGTGAATGAGCTGTACAAAGAGCCACGAAACAAAGATTTAGTAGGAAAGTTAGATGGATGCTGGGATGAGTGGATAGAGTATAAGACTAATGTGTCCAAGACTTCCTACAAATCCGCAAAGAGTGAATACATGGCATATAGCACACTGATGAGAGACTGCAATAATGACCATGACTTGGCTAAGCAAGTTATTGTGAATGCCATAGGTAGGCAGTGGGTAGGATTTAATGTTGATGTATATTTGGAGCAACAATCAAAACTTAAAAACCAATCAAATGACTCAGACAAAATCGGTAGAATTAGCAGGCAAGACCTATACGAGTGGATTGACAAAGAGTGAGCAATCCCTCATCCAGGCACAGACCACTGTCAGAATCAATGCACTCAGTCCTCAGCAGTTCAAGATGAGCATGGTGAAGCCTATCACTATCTCAGGCATCAAGCAGCTACCCTCACAAGAGGAGTTCACTATATTATCTCAGCTCATAGTGGAGAAGTATGGCAACATCACACTTGGCGAAATGCAGTTAGCTTTTGATCTCAATGCGCTAGGTACCGAGTGGACCAGGATAGAACACTACAATATGTTCAGTGTGCAGTATGTCAGTGATGTACTTACCAGGTATATTGAGTATAGCAGAAAGGCAATGCAAGACATCAGCAAGAAAGAGGAAAGAAAGCAGATGCTAGTAGAGGAGAGGGTGAATATCCAAGCACTCCATGACATGCTGATAGCTGACCAGCAAGATGCATTCTTTGAAAAGAAATTGAGGTATACTGCACCCCTTATCATGCAGTCACTAATCAAGAGAGGGTATTTTAAAGATGAGTATATCTCTGACGAGCTGTTCAACGAGATTAAGATCAAAGTCAAAAGCAAAATGTATCAGATCATGGGAGACTGGGATAGAGCTAAGTACAGCAGTGAGGAGTGGAAGTCAATGATCAAGACTGAGCAGATTAACCAGGTCAAGTGTGAGGTCTATAAGCACATCATCAAGAATGAGGAGCTGTTCAATACTATCACTGACAATATCAAAGCTGACCTATGAAAAAGTACAGTCAAGAGTTCCTAGATCAAATCTTAGCAGACTATCAGACTATGAGTACCCGAGAAGTAGCACTCAAGTATGGAATATCAGCAAGCAAAGTGTATGGTATAGCAAGTATCAGGCAAGTCAAAAAGAATCCTGAGTACATGAAAAAGATGTTAGCTATAACTAACAAAAATCTTTTGGAATCAGGCAAGGTACATAGATTTAAGAAAGGCAATGTATCGTGGAATAAAGGTAAGTACATGAGGGTGAGTCAAAGTACTGAGTTCAAAAAGGGACAGATGCCCCATAACTATAGACCAGTAGGTAGTGAGAGGTTCACTAAGGATGGATACTTAGAGAGGAAGGTAGCGGATCCCAAGAAATGGAAAGGAGTACATATCATTGTGTGGGAGGAAGTCAATGGACCAGTACCACCCAGACACAAAGTTATCTTTTTAGATAACAACAAGCTGAATGTATCTATAGATAACTTACTACTAGTTACATTTGAGGAGGCAATGAGGAGAAACACTATCCACCGTTATCCCAAAGAGATAGTACAAGCAATTAAGACAATATCAAAACTAAAAAAAACAATAAGAAATCATGGCAAGAAACAAGATTGAAGATTTAAGAAACCATCTATTTGAAGTAATCGAAATGCTGAAAGATGGAGACATAGACATTGAGAAAGCACAGACTATCTCAGATGTAGCACAAGTGATAGTCAATTCTGCAAAGGTAGAGGTAGACTTCATGAAGGTAGTACATGGCAATGGATCAGGCTTTATTCCACTAGATAATAGAGGTGAGTATCAGTTAGTTGAAAAAAATAATGTATCTTTATCAAATGAAAACACCAGCACAAATCTTTAAGGATGAGGTAGATAATCTCATAGAGGCAAAGCTCAATAGAGCTCTGAACACTTACAACAGTGGCTATGTACAAGCACTGCACGATTTAGAGGAGCTGATTGAAAAGCTTATCCTGGATGAGAGAGACCACTTTGATCTCTGCTGTGAAATGGGACAGCTCTACCGCGAGTATGATCCCTCAGACTTAATGAACAAAAGATACAATCATGGGATATAGATGCACACTTTGCTCAAATGATAGACCAGGATCTGAACTTCCTCAATGGTTTAAGGATAAGTATGACAAGTATTTTTTCTTTCCTGATGGATTGACTGTTACTACTAAGCAAGAGATAAAATTCTATGATAATGACTTCTTTGAGGACTACCGAAAAGCTATAATTGAAAGTGGACATTTTGATAAATTTAGTGATCTATATGAAATATACCTATCTGTACTGGGTGAAGATGGATCAATACATAGAGTAACAATTAACAAAAATGAAATCAAAATACATTTGTTGTCGGAATATCTAGAAACATCAGAAGTATTATCATACATCGGAAATATATGAGCAAGCTCCTAGCATCCCCAAAAGCACAAGCAAAGTTCATGCTCAAGCATGCACTAGCAGTAGTGAAAGAAATGAAACTAGAACAGCTGACTAGAGACAGAGTCAAAGAGTCAGTTATGTTAGCTGTAGATCGGATACTTGCAGCACCAGTAGAAGATAAGACTGGAGAGCAGCAAGCTATCAAGTACTGGACAAGAGTAAAAAAACATATCAAAGAGTTATGAGCAAAAAACAAAGTAGTGTTTTGCATAACGTTTGGTGGCTTGTGGTTCGTTAGCGAAGCAAAGCCTTGTGTGGTCGGGCTAATGACCACAAACCGCTGTTATGTGCTGGGCGGTTCATCAGCACAAAATTTAATTTAAAACGAATGACAGTACAAGAATTGATTAACGCACTTGAAAAGCTACCAAAAGACAAAATTGTAGTTTTAACTGAACCTGACGGAATTGGTTGGGATAATATCGGCCAAGTAATTGAAGAAGGTAGCACAGTTAAAATCACAATGGACGGCAATCATCCATTCGAGGACTAATGTAGCCTTGCACATAACGTGTTGCAGCTATGCCCAGTTGGGTAATTAATAGCACAAATTTTCAATAACAAATAAAACTTAATAAAATGGAAGAAACTTCAAAAAACAACGAAGCCGCCCAATTGGGTACAGCTGCTGTTAGGCGTAGTTTTTGGTGTAAATTAGGATTTCACTCCTTAAAATATGTAAAACAGTATAGGGTAACCTCAAAGGTTAAATGTTCAAAATGTGGGCGAGAATATATAGAAGGAATGTCAGGCGAGTTAGTGCGTTGTTAAAATTACGCCTAACGATTGAGTATAAACGAAGTAAAACCTAACAATATGTGGATATTAACAATAATGGCAATTTTAATAGGTGTATTAGAGATACGATACGCTTATAAATCAGTAGAGAAAGACAACAAAAGGATAAAAAGAGTATTTATAATGATGGGACTTAGCACTATTCTGTTAGGTTTTATTTTGTTTATACTTTGTTATGTTTAACGAAGTGTAGTTGTGAGGAACGAACAATTAAACATAACATCGGAATATACGCAATAAAAAAAAGTAAAATGGTCAACAATGAAAGCTACTATAACCTTTGACCTGAATGATCCAGAAGATAGAGCAAAGCACAAGCTCATCACTCACATTGATGATATTACTCATGTGCTGTGGCAATTAGATGAGCATCTGAGGAGGATAATCAAGTATGACGAGACTAAAAATGAGGAGTACAAGCAAGCTTATTGTGATCTTAGAGAATACCTCAGAGAACTACTTACAGAGAAAGGACTATCAATAGAACTAATAAATTAAAATATGCCACTACCTACAAAAAAACAAAATGAGTCTGATGAGCAATTCATAGGCCGTTGCATGAATGATGAAGTCATGAACTCAGAGTTCACTGACTACCAGCAGAGGTATGCAGTGTGCAAAGCTCAGCTCATCATGAGCAAAGAAAAGTGATGGAACTACTAGACAAGCAGAAAGAAGCACTGGTATATCTCAGGAATAACCACCCTGCCAACATGATACTGTATGGAGGAGCTGCAGGTGGAGGCAAGACAAGACTAGGGTGTATATGGCAGATACAGAGGAGACTCAAGTATGCAGGCACTAAGTCTCTCATTGGTAGGTCTAAATTAGATACCCTCAAAAAGACTACCATAGCATCATTCTTTGAGACTACTAGACTGATGGGACTACAGCCCCACACTCACTACAATTACAACCAACAGAGCAACACTATCACATTCTACAATGACTCACAGATAGTACTTGCAGACTTAGCTTACAAGCCATCAGATCCCCACTATCAAGACTTGGGAGGACTGGAGCTGACTGATGCCTTCATAGACGAGGCAGCGGAAGTACATGAGAGAGCTATCACTACTGTACTCAGTAGGATAAGATACAAGCTCAATGAGTACAACCTGGTACCTAAGCTGCTCATGACATGCAACCCCTCTAAGGGCTATCTATACAATGAGTTCTACCATCCCCACAGAGAAGGTAGATTGAGTCCTGATAAAGCTTTCATCCAGTCTCTCAGTGCAGATAATTACATGCTGCCTGAGTCATACATGGGCATCCTCAATACATTGCCGGAAGTGGATAGGAAAAGACTACTATTGGGAGATTGGGACTTTGATAGTAGTGATGATAGACTGTACTCTTATTCTGAACTGCTCCGATGTTTTAGAGATAAGTCAGACAGTCTCACTGATTGCTATATCACAGCAGACATAGCGAGACTAGGAAAGGATAGAACTGTCATTTGTGTATGGAAAGGACTGCACCTGGAAAGGATGGACCTACATCTGCACAAGAGAGTGAATGAGATAGTGGATATCATCAAGAGACTGATGGATGAATATCAGGTTAAGCTCTCCAATGTTATCTGTGATGAGGATGGGATAGGGGGAGGTGCGGTAGATTATCTCCGTTGCCCTGGATTTGTCAATGGATCAAAACCTTTCAGACCTAACTACAAAAATCTGAAAGCTGACTGCTACTTCAAGCTCGGAGATATGATAGACAAGAATGAAATCACATTCAACAGCAAGTACAAAGATCAAATCACAAAGGAACTTGAGCTAGTTAGGAGAGCTAATGTAGGCAGTGATGGTAAGCTGATGGTAACTGATAAGGAAACTATTGCAGCTAAAGCTGGAGGACTCTCCCCTGACATTGCAGATAGTATCATGATGCGTGCCTATTTTGAAGTCAATAAGAGAGACGGTAGGTACTTTGTTGGAGGAGTAGCTGTCTAGTTCTTTTTAGCTATTGCGGATATTCTGATAGATTGCTTTTCTTGATGTGCTGCCATGACAGCCATGATGCCTCTCAGTTCCTCATAAAAAAACTGAGCAATGAACTCACCATTCTCATTCAAGATTTGCACTTTTTCCTCATCAATATAGACAGTTGCACTCAGTAGCTCCTCATCATTATCATCATCAGGATTGATGAAGATACAAGGCTTGTATAGGCCCATCTTTATGTAGGTATTATTCATAAGATAAGAGCTAAAATGATCACCAATATACCACCCTCCACCAGTGCAGCAGTTCTCCATCCTCTTATTCGTTTCTCTTTCTTACTAATAATGTCCTTTTTTTGAGATACATCACCCTCTAATTGTGCAATATATTGCACATTGTGAGAAATTATCTCATTTAGTGAGTGATTTATCACACTAAGATTGTCATTGTCTGCCTGCAGATATTCCATCCTAGTGACTCCCAGCACTACTAAGCGTCTCTCAATCCTTAAAGTATCCAGCTTTCTCAAGCTCACTGAGTCTTTTGATAGCTTTTGTGTAGCTGCTATCAATGGCAATGCTATCATACAGATAGATAGTATCAATCTTCTCATGGTATATCTCTTTGATTTTTACTCTTGTCTTGACAAGTGTGTCAATTCTTTGCTCTATTACTTTTTGTATTGAGTCATGCCTCACTGTCACTACTCTGACCTTGCTTTTATTGCATGTCTGTACTATCACTGCTATGATCATAAGCACAGCAATGGTCAGCATGATAACTGCATCAATATACTTTGCCTTCATAGATTTTCTTGTTCTCTACATGGAAATTCTTTCCGTCTCTGTGCAAGATAGCAAAGCCATGATTCCACTGATTAGCTGGTCTATAGCGCGGTGATAAGTCACAGAGACAACCAACAGACCATGTGGTGATGATCTTACCATTGATGTCCTTCTCATTGTGTTCAGATGTCTGATGCCAGTGTCCACAGATTGCATGACTCTTAGCTCTTAGGTAGAGACCTCTAGCAATGTTCACTGGAGAGAATACATTCTGCCCAAATTCGTGACCATGTACTACATTCAAGCTGTTGAACTTTGCAAATGTCCTACCATCAATCCACTCTACTCCATACTGATCTAGCCACATGAGAGACTGCAAGTTGAATGCATCTATCTCTACCAGTTCCGGTGCATGTGATGATAGGTATCTCCAGTACCTTTCCTCATGATTGCCCTCTTTATAGTACACTTTTTTGAATAGTGGGGATACCATCTTGAGGAATGACCTCACTGTCTCAAGCTCTTGTGAGAATGACCTAGATTCGGGATCCTTCTCCCACCTTGATAGGGTATGACAGTCAAGTATATCACCATTGAGATACAATGTATCACAGCCTTTCTCTAGTCCATAGGTCAGAGCAATGCTCAGAGCCTCCTCATCATGGTAGGGGAAGTGAATATCTTTGAGCAAAAGTATCTTTTCGCCCTTGATATTGACTGGCATCCTCTTAACAATAGCTGATTTAGGCAGTGTGAAGTAGGGTGATTTAGCTACATACAGACTCTTGTCTGTTGTTTCTAGATGATTTCTAGAGCCTTTCTGTCCCCTAATTATTCTTATCAAATCTCTTGCTGACTCTGTATTCTTGTAAAGCTTGCCATGCTCTTTCTTTAGGAGCTTAGCAAGTGTCATGTGAGGCATGTCTCTATGATTTCTGCAGTACTCCTCTGCTGTCAATCTAGCTAAAGTCTTAGGTCTACTCATTTATTAGTGTATAGGTGAATACTCCCTTCCCACTATCCTTGCATTTCTTTAGTAAAAAATTAAAATCTGAGGGGTCAGCTATCACCTGGCATCCTGCACTCCACTTATCTACTAGCTTACTCATGATGTTAGCATTAGCTCTGTGTATATTGATACCAAACATGCCCCTATCTATCACTCCCACAGTATCGGCTTTCTCATCTCTGTTGGCATCTCTGAATACATTCACTGGCATTATCTGTACAAGTGCCTCATATTTGCCTTGATGCAGTCCTATCCTCCAGCTATTTTTGTACTGCCCCTCTTGGAGGACAGCGGTACCTTTGGGATTGAGTAGATTCTTTAGCCAGTGCTTACCTGGTCTAGTAGTGGCATGGAATGAATAGGCCTTGTCCCCATCAATCAAGAAGATATTGTCACAGAAAGTATTGGGTACATAGTCTTTTGTTC